CGCCGCCGAACGCGCCGACCGCGCAGCAGCAGCCGAACGCCAGCGCCAGGCGGACGAGCAGGCGCGCATCGAAGCCGAGGCCAAGGCCCGCGAGGCGGACATCGCGCACAAGACCACCGTCCTCACCTCGATCAAAGAGGCATTCATGGGCGCCGGCATCACCGAAGAACAGGCCAAAGCCATCATCAACATGATCCGCAAAGGCGAAGTGCCCAGCGTGTCGATTACCTACTGAGGCAGCCATGAACGAAGTAGCGAAAGCCCAAGTCACCGCACTCCCAGCCCGCACAGAAGGTCCGGCCGCCAATTCTCCGATGGGAATGATGCTGGCAGCCATCCAGCAAGGCGCCACCCTGGAGCAGGTGGAAAAGATGATGGACCTTCAGGAGCGCTGGGAGCGAACTGAAGCCAAGAAGGCATACGACGCCGCCTTTGCCAACTTCAAGGCAGAAGCGGTGCGGATCGTGAAGGGCCGCAAGGTCACTGATGGACCGCTGAAGAACAAGAGTTATGCCGAGTTGCACGATGTGGTCGACGCAGTAACGCCAGCCCTATCGAAGCATGGCCTGTCGTCGTCGTGGAAACTGACCCGCGACGAGAAAGATTGGATGGAGGTCACTTGCTACCTGCGGCACGTAGGCGGCCACGAAGAGAGCGTGTCGATGGGCGGACCGCCTGATGCCGGAGGCGCCAAGAACGCCATTCAGGCGCGAGCAAGCACAAAGACCTATCTGGAGCGCTACACACTCAAGGGCATCACTGGCCTGTCCGAGCAGGACGATGACGACGACGGAGCGGGAGCGGCGCCTGCCCGAGTAATCACTGGCGTTCAACTGATGCGGCTACAGGGCATTGTTTCGCAATGTAGCGAGGCGGTGATTGAGAAGTTCGGCAAGGACTGGCCGGCCCCGTCCCAAATCCCGGCAGGCCAGTTTGACGGGATAGTGTCTTCGCTTGAGCGAGCCGCCGCACGACACAAGCAGCGCATGGCAGACGGCATGGGAGGTGAACATGCAGATAATCCGTGACGTAGAGCAGGGGTCGGCCGATTGGCTGGCCCTGCGCTTGGGAATCGTGACCTGCTCCGAACTGGATTGCCTTCTGGTCAACGGCAAGGGACAAGCGGGATTCGGCGCCGGAGCCTTCACCTACATGGACACCCTCATCGGCGAGCGAATCACTGGCGAGGCTGCAGACCCATTCGGCGGTAATCGCCACACCGAGCGCGGCCATGAGCTGGAAGGCGTAGCGCGCAGCCTGTACGAAGCCCGCGAAGAGGTCACCACGGAACAGGTGGCGATCATCCTGAACCATGGCGTCGGCTACTCGCCGGACTCGCTAGTCGGTCTGCCCGGGCTCACTGAAATCAAGACCAAGCTCCCCAAGTTTCAGGTCGGCGTGATCCTGTCAGGCGAAATTCCGAAAGAACACGTTGCGCAATGCCAGGGCGGCCTTTGGGTCAGCGAGCGAGAGTGGATCGACTTCGTCTCCTACTGGCCGGGCATGCCCTTGTTCGTCAAGCGCGCCTATCGCGACGAGGCGCTGATTCGCAAGATCAGCGAGCGCGTCACCACCTTTTACGAACTGCTCGAAGAGCGGATGAATCGGGTAATGGGCATCGCTGCCTAACCCAACAACCAAGGAGCCGATATGGCACAGCTATTTGGACTGGCCCGACTGGGTCGCGACGCGGAAGTTCGATTCACGCAGGCTGGAAAGCCTGTAGCCACCCTGGCGCTGGCGTTCGATTACGGGAAAAAGGAGAACGGCAAGCGCCCATCTCAGTGGGTAGACGCAGCGCTTTGGGGTGAGCGAGCCGAAGCTCTGGCGCCTTACCTCCTTAAAGGCCAACAGCTGAGCGTGACGGTCGATGACGTGCACATCGAAACCTTCCAAAAGAACGACGGCACGCAGGGCCACAAGCTGACCGGGCGCGTATCAAACATCGAATTCGCAGGGAGCCCACCGCAGCAGAACGGGCAGAGCCAGCCGGCAGCGCAAGCTGCTCCACGCCAGCAAGCCCAGCAGCCCCGCCAGCAAAGCCAGCCGCAGCCGGCGCCGGACTACGACAGCTTCGACGATGACATCCCCTTTGCCGACCCCTACCGCGGCGCCCGCTCGCTGCTGATCTGAGGATATGACCATGCAAATCAATATGACCAAGCAGGTGCCCGTGGACGTGAAGGAAATTCGCGTGCACATCAAGGTGTGCGACAGGTTCGATGGTGCGTTCGTTGACGCTCAAGGCGAGACGTTGCGCGACTACGAAGGTTACGTGCCGGACTTCTTCCCTGGCGATCACTACGGCGATTACCTGATTCTGAATATCGACCTAGAGACAGGCCAGATCCTGAACTGGAAGAAGCCAACCGCCGAAGACGTTGAAGCCTACATCGGCGGCACCTCAGAAGACTGATCCACCCCGGGCGCCCCGCGCGCCCTCCTCCCCGGACAAACACCATGATCGACCAATCTGCAATCCTGCAGGGCGATGCTCTGCGCGCTCAAATCGCCGCCAGCACGAGGGAGTTCCTTCGCAAGGGCGGCAAGATCACCAAGCTCAGCAACCGCATAGGCGAGCCGCCAAAGGTCGGCATGTGGAACAACTCGCTGAATCAGGACGCGGAGGCAGCCAGTCGGCGCCGTGGCAATCGGAAAGGTGCGGCGGCTAAGCGAGCCTCTTCGATCAAGGGAGCAACGCCGCAGGCCCGCAAGAACAACGTACTGCGCGAGGTGTGGGCATGAGCTTCCCCGACGCGCTAGACGCCATCCGCCACGCAGCTTACCGGGCTTTCGCATCGGGACAGCCTTGGGGCGTTTACTTCTCCGGCCTGTACATAGCAGCGCCGCTCGGACGGCTTGGCGAAACGGATCTGCTAGAGGTGTGCCGGCCATGAAAAGCACTCTACCTCGCGCGCGGATGGAGAAAGTAAGCCGCGCCATTCTCAGGCAATTCCGGGTATCGGTCGTCAACATCGACCCGGAAGGCCGGCAAGGCCTGATGGACTGGAAGACCTGCAAAAACATAGCGCCAAGCCACAAGATCGCCGAGGCGGTCTGCGACATCTCCCACCGCTGGGTCATCTACATCGGCGCTTTCTGCGTCGACGACCAGGGCAACCGCTATATGAAGTCGACCGAGATAGCGCCGGACGGCATGTACAAGTCCGACAGCCTGTCCGAAGTGCTCGAGCACTGTTACCGGGAGCTGCTGGCCGGCTGCAATCCGAACCACCTGATTGGCTCCGGCTGGATCGCGGTACCGGGCGGCAAGGGTCTGGACGAGCACCAAGCCTATCGCGTGTTCGATGCGTGCGGCGCATGGCCTCAGAGGCAGGCCGCTTGAACAGACCCACCTACTGTCGCACTTCCGGCCAGTTGATAGGCCGCTGCGACTGTTTGCGCTGCCGCCCACCGGAGGCCCCATGCAAACCACAATCTGGATCTACAAACCGACCGGCGTGAAGTACCGGAAGGACACCAACAACGGCGCGGTTCACTTGATGCAGTCGCTTAGCGCAAAGCCGCGCTACGCCACGGACGAAGAACTCCGCAACTCTGAGCTATGGAGCAAGGCATGAACGAGACACTGAAGGCAGCAGGACACATCGGCGCTGAGCTGGGGGCTGCGTTGGCGGAGAATGCGAGGCTGCGGAAGGCGCTGCAAGCCATCGACCGGCGCAACGACAGCCCGGCCCGCTTCGATAGCGAGATAGACGCGATTGTCCGCGCCGCCCTATCCCAGCAGACCGAGCCGGAGTGCCTAGACTGTCGCGCTTATCAAGAGAATGAGCAGAACCCGAACGTAGTGTGCGGCAGAACTACGCGCCGCCATGGCTGCGAAGGAGGCGTGATATGCGCTGGTTCAAATGGAAGTGGTGGCGGTTCGCTTTTGCTGACGGCTATCGCAATCACAACATCTGCGTCACCGACTATCAGGGCGAGTGGAAGCGATTCGGCTTCGGCCTGTTCATCCTGATTCGTCGCGCCTAACCCCCTAACCCCACCCCCTAAAACAGCCTGCCGGCGAGAGTCGGCGGGGAGGTAGACCTTATGCCTGAAGCAAAGAAGGCAAACCGAGTGCGTGCAGGGCAAGCATTCGACCATGAGGTGCGCGTACTGAGCATCGTCGATATGGCAAGCATGACGGCCACCGAGGCATTTGATACGCGCCACCTTGACGGAGCGCTTGAGGATTTTGTTGACCATCTACTTGACGAAGGGCCGTGGAAGCATCCGAGCACGACTGAGCTGTCCGCGATCATGCAGCGCCGAGATGAGCCTGAAGACGAAGACGACCAGCAGCCCGAGCATTACATCCGCATGGAGAATGCCAACTATGCGGCACGAAGCGGATACCTTGGGCTTGGCATTCAGTTTGGCAGTCCGGTCCGGAAGTACACAGAACGCGACAGCTACTACTCCGGCTTTGGCTACATGCGGACGACTTGGGTTTACGCGGACACCTTCGAAGAAGCCTGGCAGCTAGGGCTGCAATGGGCGATCGACAAGCACGAAGAAGACAAGGCAAAGCCTGAAGCCGCCTAACCCCACACGCAGCAGGAGATAGACATGCAGCACACAGACAAGATGAGGGCGGAGTTCGAGGCGTGGAGACTTGCCAAATTCTGCGGCGGAGTCGAGCGCCTGAAGAAATGCAGTAACGCGCCTGACGTTTATTACTACACCGCCGAGCAAGAAGCCTGGACAGCCTGGAAGGAATCCCGCGCCGCGCTGGTAGTTGAGCTACCTATGGCGACAGATGATGATCTGGTGGAGCTGCTGGAAGAATGCCGCGCCGCCATCGAAGCAGCCGGCGTAACGGTGAAGGAGTAGAGCGATGAATACAGCATTTCTACTGATGGCGCAGTACAACGGCGCCGCAATCATCCCGCTTGAGCGGGTGTGCGCGGACTACTTCAGCCACTTGACGCCGGAGAAGATGAAGCTGAAGGTCGCCTCCGGGCAGATCGACCTTCCTTTAGTGCAGATGGAGCGCAGCCAGAAGTCAGCCAGGGGCGTGCACCTGAGTGATCTGGCATCGTATCTGGATAGCCAGCACAGCCAGGCGCGAGCCGAGCATGACAAGCTGATGGGGCGAGGCTTACACCGAGTCGCCTGATCCTACCGGGCCCCAATAACGGGGCCCGTTATTACCCGCTCCAACCAGGCCCAATTTTCGTATGGGTCGCCCTTCCCCCGCAGGTGCGTATAGCGCCGCATCGAGTTCCAATCCCGGTGGCCCGAAACGCTGGCCGCGCGCGGAATATCCCAACCCAGTTCAAACAAGCGGCTAACGCCATCGTGGCGAAGGTCGTGGAAATGCAGGTCATCTATTTCAAGGAACAGGCACGCCCTGGTGAATGACGCCGACACCGACCGGGCGTTGTACGGAAACACGAACTCAGACACCCTCGGCATCGATTGCAGGATGCGCCACGCCTCATCCGGCACATGGCACCACACGTCGTTGCCGATCTTCTGTCCGGGGTTCTTCATGTCCGTAATCAGAACGGATTGATCCTCCTCACGCATGGCATCCCAGCGAATGCGCGTAATCTCCTCCTGCCGGCGTGTGCTGAACAAGGCGAAGACCACGACGCGCACCATGTCGATCTGTTGCTTGCGGCGATCGCGCATCTCGCAGAAGTAGGTCAGCAGACGGTCGAACTCATCTTTCGTCGGGCGCCGGGTGCGCTCCTTGCTCTTGCTGACCGCGCCCATCTTGCGCAGCACGCGACGAGCATCGGGCATCGCCATCGGGTCAATGTCATAACCCCACGCCGGCCTTGCTACAGCC